ATCAGAGGTAACGTCTGTCTCGAAGTATACCTGCCATCACGAGGTACCTGTCTACTACAGCATATCAATCTTGGAGCCTGTGAGTTCGATGACATCCCACGAGCATTTGTTGAAGGTATGTCCGAGTTGTGCAGCCTACATAGTAGGACAGCTGTCGGAGATTCTGGAGAATACCTCCCGCCTGAAGTTGATAGACAAGTGGGACTCGGAATGCTTGGCCTCGCAAATCTCCTTCGGCGGTACGGAGTAACATACGATCAATTTGGTCGTGCATTAGAACAATACAACAACAACGAAACTATCCGCTCTGCTGCTTATGAACTTGTCTCTCAAATTGCTTCAGGAATTAACCAAGCAGCCACAATTGCTCGCGAATATAATATGGTTCGAGCCTTTGCTATCGCGCCAACCGCCAGTTGCAGTTATCGAAGCGTGGATCTGGATGGCTATACTAGCACACCAGAAATCGCTCCACCTATCTCGAAGACAGTCGATCGCGACTCAGGTACTTTCGGAGTACAAACTTACAACTATGGTGACGTAGAGATTGCGTCAAACGTAGGCTGGGATAATTATAAAAGAGTGGCAGACGGCATCATGACGATGCTTAATCGCACAGGACTTCTTCATGGTTACAGCTTCAATTCTTGGAGTGATATGGTGACCTACGACAATGCGTTCGTAGAAGAGTGGCTTAGGTCTCCGCAAACAAGCCTCTATTATTCACTACAAGTGATGAGTGATACACAAGATAAATCTAGTGCTTATGCTGCATTAGATGAATCAGAAGTAGACAACTATTTGGAGGACATTTTAAATGAAGAACTTACATGTGATTGTCAAGAATGAACCCTTACGAAAAACTACTGAACAGAAAAAGGAAATGGACACCAGTCCAAACAACTGCCGGATTATGCAAGGCAGGGGCGGAAAAGACGGTACACCGTGCTCTTGCGTTGCGACATATGGAACTACCTGTGGGAGATTTTATCCGTGATGGATTGGCTACCGACGTACCAAAACTATCGAGGGAGTTACTGGAATCAAATATCACCGACGAGGAAAATCACGACTTGGCACTTGGTTACATTGCCAATGCTTACGGGGTTGACGAAAAAGCTGAATCGGAAGCTCTCAGGCTCAGGGAAGCTTGGACAGCGCATCCAGATCATACAATCCTCAAAGCAATGGTTGCCGAACGTGCAATTTTCTTCGTTCTTTTACCATTCATGCGCTTTAATGGTGACGCTGGAATGCGAACGGTCAGTGCGGATATAAGCAGAGATGAACAAATTCACGTTGCTGCCAATAGCATTGTTTGTCGGGAGCTGGGGCTTACTGTCAGTCCTTCTCTTGATAAACTCCGCAAGGCAACTATCAATTGGGTAATGCAACCTTTAGGTATTAATACTACCGATAAATATTTGGATAAAAAATTTTGGCTGGATTCTAGTGATCGCTTAATGTATGAGGGCAAGGCTCCTGAGCTTTCCGCAACTAAAGCAGCAAGAATGCCAGCGTTCTTTGAGCATAGTAATGTCAACCTCCCCCAATACGCTTGAAGTCTTAGGGATGCAGTCCCGTGGACTCATACACCAATTAGAAGAATCATTTCCACCAACTAACCCTAACCCTGAAGATACGATGGAAAAAATTATGTATAGATCCGGGCAACGTAGTGTTGTGGAATGGATCATTAATTATATGGAGGAAAATTAAATGAGTTTTATCGAAAGATACGGTGGCAACACTGACACTATGCGTCACTCTGGTATGAAAGGAGTGCAAGCAGCAATTGATGCTGGACTAACTGTCCGTCAAATCCAAGCACAAGCTGCACGTGAAGGTATTAGTTTTGGACAAAAAGCACGTGACTATCTCAATGCACGTAGTAATACGTTCATTGGTAAGTACGGTGGCAATGAAGGAACGATGGCTCATGCAGGTTTGCAAGCTGTAAGTGCTGCTAGTCAGGCTGGATTGTCATACGATGAGATGCGGAAACAAGCTTCTGCAGAAGGTGTGGCTTTTCAAAGTGGAGCACAACAAGTGTTCAGACAATATGATGCACAACAAGCTGAATTGCAAAGACAACGTGAAGCTGAGCAACGTCAAATGGAAAGACTAAGACAGATGGAAATTGGTCAGCGTACCCAAGCAGCTAATACAGCAAGAGCAGGGCTTGAAAGTAAGTTTCAAATTAGCTCTGGTTCTAAATCACCAAAAACTGCAGGAACACAAGGGTTTAAACGCAGACAATTGCAAGTAAACCCAACTGCTTATAAAGCTATCGCCGCTGGTTCAGCACAACAAGCACCATTACCTGGAGTAATTAACGTCTAATGACTGCTAAAACACGTTATGATAGATTGTCTTCAGACCGTTCCCAGTTTTTAAACACTGCTAGACAAGCAGCAGATCTAACTTTACCTTATCTTATCCGAGAAGACGAGACCTATACTAAAGGCTCGTTAAAATTAACAACACCGTGGCAATCACAAGGAGCTAAAGGTGTGGTAACACTTGCAAGTAAATTAATGCTTGCATTGCTACCACCACAAACCAGTTTCTTTAAGCTACAGGTAAATGATATTAATATTCCTGGAGAATTAGGACCAGAGATTAGATCAGAACTAGACTTGTCATTTGCTAAAGTTGAACGTACCATCATGGAATCTATTGCAGCTTCCAGTGATCGTGTTGTCGTTCATCAAGCATTAAAGCATCTTGTAGTAGCTGGTAATGCTCTTATCTTTATGGGTAAGGATGGGCTTAAGCTTTATCCTTTAAACCGATATGTAGTAGATAGAGATGGCAACGGTAATGTTATTGAAATTATAACAAAAGAAACAATATCAAAAAAACTATTAAAAAAAAATTACCCTGAATACAAAGAGCCAAAACCTAATACACCAAGCGATAACTCATCACGTCATGATGATGAATGTGATGTTTATACACACTGTATTAGAGACAACAACCGCTGGGTCTGGCATCAGGAGGTAGACGATCAGGTGCTGCCTAAGTCAATGAGTAAAGCACCCCTTGACGCAAACCCCTGGCTTGTGCTACGATTTAACCACGTAGACGGTGAGGTCTACGGACGTGGTAGGGTAGAAGAATTCATTGGTGATCTAAAGTCACTTGAAGCTCTGTCGCAAGCACTGGTTGAAGGCAGCGCAGCAGCTGCTAAGATAGTGTTTACCGTGTCACCCTCCAGTACAACCAAACCATCAACGCTTGCTAAGGCAGGCAATGGTGCAATCATTACAGGTAGACCTGATGATATTGGTGTGGTACAGGTTGGTAAGACGGCTGACTTTCAAACTGCTTATCAAATGGTAGGTACTTTAAGTCAACGATTGAGTGAGGCATTCCTTATTCTTAATGTAAGACAATCTGAACGTACTACAGCTGAAGAAGTTCGTATGACTCAGATGGAATTAGAACGTCAACTTGGCGGATTATTCAGCCTACTAACTGTTGAGTTCCTTATACCTTATCTTAATCGTAAACTAAACGTTGCACAAAAAACAGGTGAGATACCACGTTTACCTAAAGGTGATATTGTCAAACCTACTATTGTTGCTGGTATCAATGCTTTGGGTCGTGGTCAAGACAGAGAAAGTCTTGCACAATTCCTTACTGTTGTTGCACAAACAATGGGACCAGAAGCTATTCAACAGTATATTAATTCTGAAGAAGTTGTTAAACGTTTGGCAGCATCATCTGGTATTGATGTATTGAATCTTGTTAAGAGTATGCAAGAGAGGCAACAAGAGCAGCAACAAGCTATGGCACAACAACAACAGATGATGGCACAACAACAAGAGCCACAAATGGCTGCTGTTGACCAGAAACGTGAGCAAGCTGAAGCACAGATGATGCAACAACAACAACAACAACAACCACCAATTCAATGAGCGAAACACTAACACTAAATGATGCACCCGCTGATCAGCCTGAACTTAATGCTGATGAGCAAGAGTCTCTCGCTGTTGCCGAGGCTAACGAAGGGGAACAACAACAGCTACTAGCAGGTAAATTTCAAGACACACAATCTCTTGAACAAGCTTACCTAGCATTACAAAAGAAACTTGGTGAACCACGTGAAGAAGTGGAAGCCGGTGAAGAACGAACAGAAGAACAATCCACTGACGAACAAGAAGAGGCGCAAGAAGAAGCAGATCCTGGTAAACTAACAGAACAGCAAGCCAATCAATTATTTGATATGGTTGGTGGTGAGTCTAGTTACAAGGATATGTTGAATTGGGCTGGCGATTCTCTTTCTAAAGAAGAGATTGAGATGTACGATTCAGTAATGGCTGATGGTAATGCTAATGCTATCTTCTTTGCTGTACAAGCATTGAATGGTAAGTATACAGATGCTGTTGGTAAAGAAGGCCAGCTATTGACTGGACGTTCTGCAGCACCTGCTGCTGATAATTCATTCCGTAGTCAATCTGAACTTGTAGCAGCTATGAGTGACAAACGTTACGATAGTGATCCAGCATATCGTTCTGACGTTATGCGTAAACTTGAAAACTCTGACCTAGAATTCTAATGACTGTTACCACCAACGATCGCGGACAACAAAACCTCTTCGCAAAAGAACCCACCATGTACACTGACGAAAACTACACTGTGAATCATAACGACAAAGCAGAAAAACTAAACGGTCGCCTAGCTATGCTAGGTGTGATGGCTGCGCTTGGAGCGTATGCACTAACTGGTCAAATTATCCCTGGAGTATGGTAATGCCACAAGGTAAAGGAACTTACGGATCACAGAAAGGTAGACCACCTAAGAAAGGCACTAAAAAGTAATGGCTAAGAAAGGTCTCTACGCTAATATCCATGCTAAACGCATGCGTATTAAACAAGGTTCTAATGAAAAGATGCGTAAACCTGGTAGCTCTGGCGCACCCACTGCTGCTAACTTTAAACGCGCTGCAAAAACTGCTAAGAAAAAATGATTGACTGCCCACAATGTACTGTACAACAGCAGTACGTTCTAGAACAACTACAGACATCTGCTGGTGTTACAGATCGAACTGCTCTTGCTGTCATTCTGGGTAACATCTATCAAGAGTCTACATTTAAACCCAACATCTGCGAAGGCGGTGCAATCGTACCTTATGATCGTTGTCTTCGTGGAGGTTATGGTTTAATCCAATGGACTTCAAAACATCGTTACCTTGGTCTTGGTACTTTCTGTGCTAAACGTAATGATGATCCAAGTAGTTTGGAATGTCAAACTGCTTACTTAATAGATGAGATGAAGTTTAGGAATGATCTTAGTGCTTTTCAAACTCCTCATCAAACAATACCCTATTACATGAATGCTGCCTACCATTGGTTAGGCTGGGGTATCCATGGTAATAGAACAAAACATACTTATTCTTTTTTAACTAAACTACAATGAAAATTCTTGCTATCCTCCCCGCTGCTTTGTTTGCTGCTTCCCCTGTACTTGCAGGTCCCTATGTTAACATTGAGAACAATGCTGGATTTACTGGTTCTAACTTCAATGGCCACGCCACAGATTTTCACCTGGGGTATGAAAACAGTGTGAACTTCGGTTCATACTACGTGCAGGCTGGACCCACAATTTTTGCACCTGATGGTGGCGAAGAAGAAACTAAACTGACTGGTAAAGTCGGTGGTTCTATCCAAGCAAGTGAGCGTGTCTCTGTTTATGGAGAACTGTCTGCTGCTTTCGATTCAGATGAAAATGATTACGGAACAAAGCTTGGTGTCAAGTATAGTTTTTAATAGCTAAATAGATTTAATGGAGGGTGCAATTCCCTCCCTAGCTTTGGACAGCCAAGTCTTTAAAATGGTCTTACTTACTAGAACAAAAAAACAATGAACTATTACTTAAATGACCGCTACTATTTCGCTACAGCAACAACAAAAAAATATATGGAATAACTTCTGTGACTGGGTAACCAGTACTAACAACCGACTGTATGTTGGTTGGTTCGGAGTCCTGATGGTTCCAACATTACTAGCAGCTACAACCTGCTTCATCATTGCATTCATTGCAGCACCACCCGTAGACATCGATGGCATTCGTGAACCAGTTGCAGGATCGCTCCTGTACGGAAATAACATTATATCGGGAGCAGTTGTCCCGTCTTCAAACGCTATCGGACTTCACTTCTACCCCATCTGGGAAGCAGCAAGTCTCGATGAATGGCTTTACAACGGCGGACCATTTCAACTGGTCGTCTTTCACTTCCTTATCGGTATCTACGCTTACATGGGACGCGAATGGGAACTTAGTTATCGACTTGGTATGAGGCCCTGGATCTTTGTTGCATACTCCGCACCCGTGGCAGCGGCATCCGCTGTATTCCTTGTTTATCCCTTTGGACAAGGTTCTTTTTCAGACGCTATGCCTCTTGGCATTTCCGGTACTTTTAATTATATGTTGGTCTTCCAGGCTGAGCACAACATCCTCATGCACCCCTTCCACATGTTGGGAGTTGCTGGTGTTTTTGGTGGTAGCTTGTTTTCAGCTATGCATGGATCTTTGGTCACGTCTTCCCTTGTACGTGAGACAACTGAAACTGAAAGTCAGAACTATGGTTACAAGTTCGGACAAGAAGAAGAGACTTATAATATTGTTGCAGCCCATGGCTACTTCGGTCGTCTCATTTTTCAATATGCGTCTTTTAATAATAGCCGTAGCTTGCACTTCTTTCTCGCTGCTTGGCCTGTCGTGGGTATCTGGTTTACTGCTCTTGGGGTTAGTACTATGGCATTCAAC